GCTTCGTCTGATAGCTGGTCTTCAGTGTATTCCACGTCATCAATCGTAATGACCTTTTTTTCTTCAGTCATTTTGATCTCCTTTTAAGTTAGGTTGCTATGCGTCCCAAGGGTTGCCTGATGCTTCCGTTGGGTTTTTCTGGTTCTCGATGTTTGCAGCGAGAGCCGCTTCCGTATCCGCTTGGCTTACGCTATCCCAAACCCAGCCTTGAGCCATAGTTTCGGTAACGTCCGCATAGGGTACGAAATCTGGTGATGATGGGTCTGGTGTTAGCCCCACCGTGCCGTAAGAGGAAGCCGTATATGTGTCTTCTCCTACTGTCTCTGACGCTGTGCAGCACCAGTGTACTACGTTAATCCCCCCTGTTGCGACTTTATGTTCGCAAGTAGGGATTGTCCAGTCATAAGTTATTGCCATAGTTTACACTCCTTCTAGTGCGTCTAGTCTTGCCTTAACAGATGTCATCTCTGTTTCTAGTGTTTCAATCTTAGTGATTGCTTCCTTTAGTGCAGCCGTGAGCAATGGCACCAGTTTGCTTTGGTCAATACCTTGATAAACAGGGTTGCCATCATCATCGACTTGGTTATGTGTACCTGTGATCGCCTCTGGTACGACTGTTTGTGCCTCATGTGCTAGGAAGCCATCGACTGTAGTGTCAGGGTCAGCAATGAAGTTAAACCGTTTGGGTTCTAGTTGTTTGACCCTTGTGATGCCATCAGTGACATCTGTTACGTTTTCTTTCAGACGGTGGTCTGATGAGGTGTTGTAAGCTGTGGCAGAACCTGATGTCGTAATAGTACCTACAGCTCCATTTGGATTATAAAAAATCATATGTCCACGAGAAGTTGTAGAATTACGAGAACTCCAAAATTTGTAATTAAGACCAGCAGCTATGGCAGCCCTGTTAGTAGTACCCCATCCACTACTAAAGTCACTATGTTCAAATAAAATATTACCACTACTGTCGATGCGCATGGCTTCACTAAAGACATTAACTGTATTTCGTGTCTCAAAACCGATACCGCCACCGTATCCTGCACCGCCACCATCTGCAAAGGCTGTAATTTTAAAGCGTTCATTGTTTCCGTTCCCGCCATCTGAACGCCCTGATATTATTGAACTGCCATCAGAACCACCATTTATGCATAGCTTGCCTTGAGTTAAGGAAGTTGTCCCAATCCCTACATTACCGCTGCTGTCGATGCGCATGCGTTCAAGGTTATTAGTGCCAAATCTTAGGAAAGAGTTTTCACGATTGTAAATAAAAGCAGCACCATCTCCCTGCACCTTAAACAAAGTGCCGCTGCTGTAAGTGTCTGTGGTCAATAGCAACGCAGAAACAGAAGAACCATTTCCGTGGATTAATTCACTAGGCGAACTCGTGCCAATCCCGACATTACCATCACCACGAACCAAAAACGCAGCAGATTTAGAGCCTGTCCTGTTGTCGTTTACGATAAAGCTGTTTCTGGTCGTATTGGAGCCGTGCTTCTGGTAAATCTCAAAGCCATCTGTGGCATCATCACTTTGTGACTCAAAATAGTGACCGCTGTAACTTGTGCCAATGATTGCACTGTTTACTGAGCTTTTGTAAATATGGGCCTTACCAGTTAAAGAAGTCGTCCCAATCCCGACATTACCGCTGCTGTCGATGCGCATGCTCTCAGACCATGTAATGGCTGTGTCAGCTGTTCCAGAAGCAGCATGCCTCCAAATATGCGCACCGTTAGCTTGTAAATATTGGGTAGCTTCGTCTGTGTAGATGTACTCCCAGCGACTATTGCTACTATCTCTATAGACATTGTTGCCCATGTAGACACCAGCACCCGCACCTGTGCTATCTACATTAAGAGTAAGATTGCCTCCAATTTGCAATGTATCAAAGCCAGACTGTATTGAACTGGGGACGCACCCAATCCCGACATTACCGCTGCTGTCGATGCGCATGGCTTCTGTTGAGCCAGCATCTGAATAAAAAACTAATGCAGTATCTCCACTTGGAATACCAATCTGCTTGCGTTCAACTCCATTTGTTTCAAACACGAGGCCCGTTGAAGAAACACCAGTCCCAGAGATTTTCATTGCATCATTCGTTGCCACAACCTCAAGCGGACTATCAGGCGAACTAGTACCAATACCTACATTCCCCGAGCTATCAATACGCATGCGTTCTGTGTTATTCGTATACGCAATCAAGTTAGACGCTGTAGAAGCACCTAGCTGTAGTGAGGTTCCGCTTGCTTGAAGGAAACCAGTGGTTGAGCCACCACTAATATTTAAAGTATCATCAAGAGTGACAGTGCCAGTTACGTCAATACCTGTGGAGGTGACAGTTAAGACTGTGTCCGTGGTTGCTCCATTTTGAACAGCTAACTCAAGCTGCCCTACGCTATTTGGATATGCGCCTGTGGTTATAGCTTTTGCGCCGATCATTGCAAGCGAACCATCCGCACTAGTCGCTAAACGCAATGTGGAATATTCGTTGTTAGCGTCTCCAGCTTTTATATTAAGTGCCGCTGGTGATGCAATAGACGCACTTGCGTCACTACCATCAATGACTATGTTCCCAGCAAATATATTACTAGTCCCATCATGGTAAATCTGTAGGTCAGAACCAGCACCGAAGATGGCTTTGGAGTTGTCTGCAAACGTGATGTCGTCGCCTGCCGACACCGCAATATCCGTGCCGCCTGTCGTGTTGCCATTTGCTAGAACCTCGGACAGTTCGTTGTTGGCACCAACCTGTGTATCCACATACGCCTTAATCGACTGTTGTGTTGCCAAGGCTGTCGCGCTGTCAGACGCCATGTTGTCTTCGTCTAGGATTGCAGTCACCGACACGCTGCCCAAGCGCAAGCTGTCAAAGTACGCATTGTTAAAGACGTTCGCCGCTACCGCGCCTGTGCCGCCACCATTAAAGTAAACAATTGCTGTCGTTCCCGCAGGAACCTCATAGTCGTTCGACGCGTTGTACGTGCCTTGAAACAGTAAAATACTGCGCGAACCAGACAAACTGTTGCGGACATAAATGATTTTTTCCGCGTCATTTGGCGTCAACTGAACGTAAGCTGTAGCACCTAAATCCACGCCGTCATTAAAAATAACCAAACGATTACGACCATTGGATGCCGCACCATCGCTGATAGGTAGTGTATTTGGAGAGCCAGATGTTCCCGCCGAAGCCAGAGTTACTGTGACCTGACCATCAAGAGCCGTGTCCAAAAGTTCAAGGTTTGTGTTAGTTGTATCGCCCCATGTGCCTGACTGTTCACCAGTCGCTATGAGTTCAATACCATTATTAAGTGTATATGTACTAGGCATGGTTTTCCCCTATGCTGCTATGTCGTCCCAACTTGGAGCCTGAGACGGTGATTCGTCACTCCAAGAAGGGGTGGAAGATGGTGTTACGGGAGTATAACTCGGATTCTGATTTGGAGCAATCTGCAAGAACGATGGATTTTGCGTTGGTGTTATTGGAGTATAACTCGGATCTTGGTCTGGAATAATACGACCCCAGACCAGAACTGGACCTACTTCTCCTGTTCCTGCAACACCCGTAACAGAAACATCTGCATTAGCTGTAGTCGTAACAGAACCTACGGCCCCTGTCGCTTCAACGCCAGTAACCTGTACTGTTATTCCAAAAGTAACCGTAACTGTACCAACGGAACCTGTAGCTTCTAGCCCGGTTGGGGTAACGCTTGCCGTACCCGTTATCGTAACGTCACCAACTGAACCTGTGGCCTCAAGGCCAGTAACGTCTACGTCCGCCGCAGCAGTTATAGTGACAGTGCCAACCGATGATGTCGCTGCCAATCCTGTAACAGAAACATTAGCTTCACCGATAACCGCAACAGTGCCAACACCACCTGTAGCCTCTACACCCGTTACGGCTACATCCGCGTTGGCCTGTACCGTAACAGACCCAACAGCCATCGTAGCCTCTAGTCCAGTTACAGGAACATTTGCATCACCAGAAACGGTTGCCGTACCAACGGCTCCGGTAGCTTCTAAGCCCGTAGGCGTCACATTTGCTTCAGCAATAACAGAAACAGAGCCAACAGATCCGGTGGCTGCGATCCCGTCTACATAAATGTAGATAAGCGGGGTTCCCCACGAACCCTCACCCCAAGTGGCTCTACCCCACCCTTCGTATGAAGTGGAAGAAGCCACGGACTAATTCCTACGCGATACGAATAATCGCGTTACTTGCGTCCGCTGTTGGAAAAACAATAGTAAAGTCACCAGCCGTTGACGTTTTATCTGCGCCAAAATCCAAAACGACAACACTAGGATCACCTGCCGCAGTATCGTTATAGATCAACGCTCCACGCGCCGTAATCGTCGCCGTAGAAAACGTCAAATCGGCAAAGTCTGCGAACGCGGTTGTACCAGATGTCGTAGGCGTAACGTTTGTCAATGTGCCGCCACCAGCAGAATAACCTGTACCACTTACCTCATTCGTAGCAGTATAAGCTGTCGTAGCGGCGGTAAACGATGCATTGTTGTCGTAAAGCGCCAACTTAAAAGTATTTCCCGTAGACGCAGTAAAATCGTGTGTTGCAGTCATAAGCTCTTTTTTAAAGCTCGTGCACATAAAGTTGCCAGTAAAGGCCATGTCACATTCTCCTTATGAGTTCCGCAAGCTCTGGATGTCCTGCGTCATTGATAGCGTTGTATATTGTAGTTCTATCACTTTTTACTGCTTCGCGTAAGTAGAACTCAATGACTTTTGTGATGTTGCGCTTATAGGCTAACGCTTGATCACGAATTGCAGGAGGAGCAGAATCTCCTATAGCAACTATTTTATCAGCACACCTTTGTGCAACCTCTTCAGGAGTAAAACCACGGTTGTTCGTGGTTTTTACATCTACCTTAAAATCTTCTGGCAATCTTATATCCAAAGCAGGTATCATGTTTTCTCCCTAATAATAAGACCTGTGCGATACGCATCAGTAACCTCTTGAGACTCTCCAAAATTCTTAACGCGAGAGAGAGCCTCAGTAAAACGCTGTGTATAATTCTGTATTAAATCGCCCTCACCCTTCATAAACGTATATGCTTCAATAAGAGATCCATACAACAAAGCCACTGATGCATTTGTACTCAACCATGTTGTTCCACTTCCCGCGCCAGCCGTTAAAGAGTTAGGTCGATAAAAATAATGAAGCTCAACAGCATAATTAGAATCGGGTGTTGGACCTAAAATTAAGTTATCTATATCAAACTGGGCGTAATAACGAGGAGCGCCAGTAGTTGCGCCATTTGGATTAAAAGACTGAACAAAGTTTACATCTTTAAACAGCATAAACTCTTTATTGCTACCATTCGTAAACGAAAGACTAAATGGAGCAAGATAATCTGTAGGAAGCGCAAGATATTGATTGCTTGCGGTTAAAGTTCCGCTTTGATTTTTGCGAAACACATCTAACTGAGCAATTTTTAAAATACGCTCCTCTGCGTTTTTAATAAATATATTAAGATTGTTCACAAAGGTTGTCTCTGTGTTCTCAGTATAGTCTTGAATTGCAGTTTTTAGTTCATCGTATGTAAAACTCATGAGATCACCACTGTAACTTGGCCCACATAACCGATGGTGTTCATCTTATTCTGTGGGGTAGGAAATATATTGTCACCAACGCTCACAGAAACTGCGCCAGCTTCTGGATCGGGGCGCGGGTTTCGTAGTGCCTGTGCATCTGGACGTGCTCTAAGAGGTTCTAATTGAGGATGCTTTGCTTCCCACTCATCTTTACCTACTAAAAGACCATTCCACTCCTTTCGCATGTCATGCAATCGGTAGCGAAAGCCTGATCGGTCAGAAATACCATATGCCCACTTACCAGTGGCATACTTAGACATAACGATAGTTCCTCAAATCGGGCGCAACTCGGAAGGACGCACGATCACGATCTTCGTCCATTGCTCGGTTAAGTTCTTCTTCGTACAAAGCCTTGAGCATTTGCATGCGGTCTGGCGCACGTTTTACACTGATGTAATAAGCCAAACCCGCAGCAAGCGCGGGGTAAAACCGAAACGGAACACCAAGAGTGTTGGTGTATGTATCTGCGTCATCAAGTCGCGTCAAAGCATCATACAGCACAACATCTGTACTATTGTCCGGCAAAGGCCACATTTTCAAAACAGGTGTAATTTGACGGTCTACAAAAAACTGAGTTGGGCGTCCCTGAGTTGTTTTTGTGGGAATATTTAGATATTCATCACGACTGATACGATCTAGGGCATAATCAGTTCCATCACGGCGCACAACAAGTGAAAGAACATCTATTACGTCAGTACCAAGATCATAATCACCATCATTGGATGTAACCGTGAAGGATCTTTGCTCAATTGTCCATTGATTTAAGCCGCGATTGGCCCAATCCGCAAACATCAAGTTCATAGACCTTTTAGCGGTTTTTAGGTCATAACCAGTGCGGACTTCTAAACCACAACGCTCAAAAGCCTCTTCGATGTAGTCTGCTACATCTAATTCAAAGTCTGTTGAGCCTGATACGGTCATTTTTTATTCCTTTTAAGCGATTTAACGCGCTTCGGTTTGCCAGCAGGCTGACCAAGACGTTTCTTTTGAGATATTCTACTACGCTTTTCGCTTGATGTCATCTCTGAAGCTGTTTTTGGAGTTTTTGAGCTTACACGTTTAGTTGGCCTGCAATACGGAGTTCCGCGCTTTTCGCCCTTTTGACGCCCACACGCCTTACCAGTGCGGACATCCTTCCAGTCTTCCTTGAACCACCGTTTGAGCGCAGCGCCCTTTTTTGTCTTACGAACAGCCATTAGCTTTTCTTCGTTACTTTACGGCGATTAGACATAACTTTGCCACAACCGTTTGCAATAACTTCACCGCCTCCAACCATGCGGCGAACTGGACGTTTGCGATACTCGTTTGATGGCTCAATAGAGCCACCCATAGCCTTTTTTACGGGCTTTTTCTTACTATTTCCCCAGTTACTAGCGCCCACTTTTCGACACTTTGCTATTGCTCCGCTTGCGTATGCGCTTGGGAAAACTTTGTACCTTGCTTTTACCTTTCGATAACATGCGTCTTTTGGCATTTTTCTTCCTCTTCATAGGCGGCTTCATTACTTGCTGCGCCATTTGTGATCGGCCTATAGCCATATTAACACTTCCAACGCTTACGAGCTTGCCTCAAGCGGCTGTTTGGGTCTTTTGCCGCTTTGGGAAACTTCTTCATTTGCCCCGCAGAACGTGCACAGAATGACTTACGCCGCTTGGCATCTTTACTGCCGGGCTTAACTTTACCTGTTACAGCAGTTTTAAGTTTGGAGCCGGGATTTGCTTTACGATATGCCTCAACGCCTTTTTTAGTCATACCCGCACCAGCTTTGGTCTTGCGGTAGTTACCGCCTTTACCAGTGGTTTTGCGTATCGGATTCTCTTTCTTACGAGCCATTTGTCCAATCCTCGTTTTTAATGTAAACAATCTCAAACGCCGCAGAAATATCAAAAGTTACAGCAGCGGAGGACGATATTGCTCGTACTTCTATGTCTGACTTTTCCGTAAATTTTTGAGGAAGCGAAAACGTTTCTTCAACGTGCATACCTGTTGTCAAAGACTTAACATCTTTTGACTGAAACACTTCGCCATACGGCCTCACCGCCAAGATTAATTTGCAGACCGCAGGTGTTTGAGATGTTGTGCCGTTAGATACGTCATATTGGAGCAAGTACGCCGTGTATCCCGCAGGGACAGTCCAAAGAGCCATCAAGC